CTATAGCTCATAAATAAAAGCAATAACTAGCTGATATCTATTTAGAGATATGTCAAGAAGACCAAGAAAATACCTAATTGATGATATAAGATCAAGATTCCAGACGGTGGCTCTTGACAATAAATATCAAATTTTCATAGAACCAAATTTAGATGTTTATAACGCATCTGCAGATGTTGGTGTAGAAAGGAGATTCATAGATGAAGATTTAGGATTATATGTATCTGACGCAGTTTTGCCTGGATCTTCCTTCGCAGACATAGAAGTGTCGGGAGATAGACAAGGTATCACAGAGAGGATGCCATTCAAAAGAATATATGATGATGTTACATTTACTTTTATGGTAGATAGGTATTATAAGGTAATGAGATTTTTTGAAGCTTGGACACAACTAATAAATCCATTACATGGACAAGTTGATGGAAAGGCTAATAATCAAGTTATGACCTTAAATTATCCAAAAGACTACAAATGTACTTTAAGTGTTGCTAAGTTTAACAAAGATTATTTTAACACTGGAGTTGGATTTTTATACTATTGTTTCATAAAAGCTTGGCCCTTATCAGTATCTTCTGCACCTATAAATTATGATTCTGGATCAGTATTAAAACTAAATGTGACTTTTAGATACGAAAGATATGTGATGGAGAATGTAAATAGAGGTAGAATTAGATCTGGATGGAAAGGATATTCAGACTCATTTGATCCTTGGATGGGAAGATATAATGAATTTGATACTCCATATATTCCACCTAAAGATAAAACAACAGTCAAATCTGCAACAGATCTCATGGTGGAGAGAGATAATAGAATATACGGAAACACCATGCCTACTGGAGCTTTTAATATAACTTCAAAACAATCTAATTTATATTCTGGATTGAAAGGATTTAAAACAGAACCACAGTATGACTTTTATGGAACTTACCATAATGGCCAGTTGCCAGGTGGAAATGATCCATTAAGATTTAAGAATAAAGAATACAAGAGGAATAATTTGAATCAAAATTTACCTTAAAGATTCTCCTATAAATAAAACACTGAAGTGAATAGTTATGCCATTACCAAAGATTGTTACACCTTCTTTTGAACTAACATTACCATCGACTGGAAAGAAAATCAAATATAGACCTTTTCTAGTTAAGGAAGAGAAAATTTTAATCCTTGCGATTGAAAGTAACTCTATGAAAGATATCACTAGAGCTATTAAAGACATACTAAAAAATTGTATTCTTACAAAAGATGTTAAGGTAGATGAGTTACCTACTTTTGATATTGAATATTTGTTCTTGAATATTCGTGCAAGATCTATCGGTGAAAGTATTGATTTAGTTATTACTTGTCCTGATGATGAGAAAACTAAGGTGAATAGTAAAATTTATATTGATGAGATTGAGGTACAGAAAAATGATGAACACGACATCAATATTAAAATTGATGATACTTATACCATGAGGATGAAATACCCTTCATTGGATCAATTTATTGATGAGAACTTTGTATTTGAAGGTCAATCTGATAATAGTTTTGAAATTATCGCTTCTTGTATTGATATGGTTTACAGTGAAGAGGAAGCTTGGGAGGCGAAAGATTGTTCTAAAAAGGAATTATTAGAATTTGTAGAACAATTAAATTCAATGCAATTCAAACAAATTGAGAAATTTTTTGACACAATGCCACAACTATCTCATGAAATTGAAGTGGAGAATCCAAACACAAAAGTCAAATCCACAGTTAAATTAGAAGGGTTAGCAAGTTTTTTCGGGTAAGTATGGCTCATATGAGCGCTGAGTCATACTATGAATTGACATTCTCATTGATACAGTATCATAAATATAGTTTGACAGAACTGGAAAACATGATGCCTTGGGAAAGGGATGTTTATGTTAATTTATTAAGAAATTACTTAGAGGCTGAGAAAATGAAACAGCAACAACAACAAGGACTAGGATAATGCCAGCTTTTCTCCCTTTTCTTGGTGGCCTTGCGTTAAAAGGATTAAACGCTGCGTTTTTCGCTAGCCTTGCAAATGATCTTTCTGGTGGCCGCATAGGTAATTTACTAAAGGGAAGAGGTTTTAAAAGTACATATCAGTTACAATTACAGAAATATAACCAAGATCAATCTAGACAACAATTTACATCAGGTTTTAATCGCAGACTTACAAATCTAAGAGGAGGATCGGGTCAATCAGGGGCTAACAGGTTAAACATTTTAAGTTTTCTTGGAGATAGAAGTAGAAAATTAGATGATGCACCTGATATTGTAGAACAAAATACACAAGTTCTTGATGGTGTTCCTACATTTGGAGGATTGATACCGCCATCGACTGTAGTTCCAGACATACAAAATCCTAGAATCTTAGATCCAAGTTTTGAGGGTGTTCGTTTAGAGATAGAAAAGATAAACAGAAATATTGATGCGATAAAATCAGCAATGTTAAGTAGTGCTTTGATAGAGGCAGAATATAGGAAAGAGATGATTGAGGATATGCAAAAAGCATTAGCTGAAAAAGGAAAGGATAGGTCTCAAACTCGATCAGAAAGATCAATATTTAATTTAATTACAAGACCAGTTCGTGATATTCAAAAAAGAACTGGAACAATTGCAAATGAACTTACTAAAGCTTTAATATTTTCTCTAGGACTTGAAGTTGCTGGTGCAGTTAATAATTTATTTGGTGGTGGTGAAGGTGGTGAGGGTGGCGAAGGTGGTGAAGGTGTTCCTCCTGGCTCATCTGGTGGAATTAAAGCGGGAGACTATGTAAAGATAAACACTAAAAGAGGCTCTAAGTATAGAGTTTGGGATGGAGAAAAGTTTGGAGCTCCAACAAATGTTCTGCCTAGAGGTGGTGATTTGATCGATGTTCCTCCTGATACTTTTACCCCAATGACAACAGATGATTTTGAAGGTGGTTCAATAGGTAATGTAGAGAGTGGCTCAGAAGTTGACAATAATGTTTCTTTTAATTTGGGCGACACATCAATTACTGGTGGATCTGAGATTAATAACATTGATTTTATGAGGACGTTAAATTCTGAAGATAATATAGCGAGAAGAGCAGTAGAGCCTCGCTCTGGTGAAAATAATGTAATTGATCTTCGTACAGCTCAAAGGATTGCAAATGTGGAAGATGCTAGCGATGCTACTGCAAAACTTATTGATCAAGTTGCAAATTTAGATCCTTCTAAAGGAACATCTCTTTATGAATTGTATGTGAGGAGTGGTTAATGAGTTTTAACCCAATAACAGATTTAAGGCCTCCTGATCCTTTTAACGTACCAGATGGTCAATCCACAGAGGCAATAGAGGCAATAAGAACAAGACTTGTATCTACTAGAAACAAGACGGAGGAACTCGTACAGGTAATTAAAAGTAAGAATATATCTTTTAAGAAAGATATTGATAAAATACAAGAACTAAATCGTAGATTAAGAAAAACAATTCCACGTATTCCGATTATGCGTGGTGATGCTGATGCTACAATTGGTATTACAGTAGAGGAACAATTTAGAAAGAGATTTGGACTTAATCTTGGTGGTTTCACCAGATTAGGACAGAAAGCACCTGTTAAGCCTGGATTTCCTTTATTAGATGTAATTGTAGCTGCTATTCTTGCAAAAGCGGGAATTAAGAAAAAGGTTAAAATTGGTGGTTTTAATAATATTAGGAACTTTATAAGAAATAAAGGTAAATTAAAACCAATACCAGAAATTCGTATTCCCTCAACTGGCGCCACTACAGGTGGAAGAAGAACAATTAATATAACTGATTTTGTAGAAGATTTAACTCAAAAACCTAATGTACTAAAGCCTGGTTCAGGAAATGTTATACCTTCTAGAAGGCGCCCTGCTTTTGCTCCCTCTAAAGAAGTGACTAAAAAGAGAGGTACAGTTTTTGAGGGTGATGCATCACAAAGGACTGTTGATGTTGAGGCTCAAGTGGTTTCAGAACAGAATATTATATCTAGACTTACCAAAATATTTGATGCGAGAAGATTAAAGAAGTTCTCAAAAGAAAAAGGTTTTGTAAAAATGAGTAAGAAAGCAGATGAACTACAGAAGTTAACAAAAGTACCGTTTGAATTTAGACCTTATGATACAAGACTTGAAGTTAACAGATATGTACAACAACTTCAAAGAGCTGCTCGAGGAAAAAGTAGTATTAAATTTCCTGATTCAAATAGTATTGAAAACTTGTTTCTTTCAAATAAGGCTGATCT